GTCTCGCTTTAGTCGCCGCAGGTTTAGGAATACCGGCAGGAATAACGTTCCATCAGATGGAATAAGCCATGGGCATCCTGATCAGCTTCCTCGAGCTGCTGCTCTACATCGCGGTCATCGTTTTTGTGGCCTATTGCATCGTGTGGCTGATCACGAGCTTCATGGGCTGGTCGATCGACGCCAACGTCTACAAGTTTGGCAAGATCATCGTCGGCTTGTTGTGCCTGATCGCCATCGTGGTCTGGATCGCCAGCGTGGCGGGATTGGGAGTCGGGTTTCCGCACTTCCTGGTGTACCGATAATGTTGCCGGGCATGGAACGATTGCGCCTGGCCGGCCGACCATGTCGAGCGGCGCGCGCTGGCCGAGCTGATCCCGAACGCGCGCAACGCGCGGACGCATAGCGATGCGCAGATCGCACAGATTGCGGCCTCGATCCGCGAGTGGGGCTGGACGATGCCGGTGCTCGTGGACGAAGCCGGTTCGATCATAGCTGGGCACGGGAGAGTGCTGGCTGGCGCGAGGTTGGGCATCGGTGAGGTGCCAACAATTCGCAAGCCGGCGATGCGGTCTATGATCCGTTCGTCGGCTCGGGCACTACGGTCATTGCGGCCGAGATGGTGGGGCGCGCTTGCCGCGCCATCGAGATTGATCCGGTTTATGTCGACGTTGCGGTGACGCGCTGGCAGAACTTCACCGGCGAGACCGCGACGCTCGAAGCAACAGGCGAGCCGTTTTCGGCCCGCACCGAACAACTGAAGGAAACAGCATGACCCGTGGTCCGCGTCCGATGCCGACGCATCTCAAGCTATTGCGTGGCAACACCGGCAAGCGGCCGCTCAACAAGGACGAGCCGCAGCCCGAGGCCTTTGACGATGTGCCGGACCCGCCGTCGTTCGTGACCGGCTATGCGGCCGACGAGTGGTGGCACACCGCGACCGAGCTGCACCGGCTCGGTTTGCTGACCAAGGTCGACGTGCCGGCGCTCGCGGCCTACTGCTACGCGTTCGGCCAGTGGAAAATGGCAGCCGAGTCGCTGCATCGCATGCAGTCGGGCGATCCGGTGATGAACGGCATGATGATCAAGAGCAAGTACGGCGACGCCATCGTCAATCCGCTGGTGTCGATCGTACGTAAGCACGCCGCGGACGTCGTCCGCTATGCGGCCGAGTTCGGCCTCACGCCGGCCGCCCGCAGCCGCATCTCGGCCGGCATCCACGGCGACAACTCGCAGAGCAAGTTTGCTGGACTCCTCGCCGGTTAAGCGCACGCCGCGTGGTCGCGGGCGTGCCAAGGCGGTGATCCGCTTCATCGAAAACCTGACGATTCCGTCGGGCACCGGCCAGGGCAAGCCGTTCAAGCTCGAAGCGTTCCAGAAGGCGTTCATCAGGGACGTCTACGAGCCGCACATCGGGACACGGCGCGTGGTGCGGCGCGCGATCCTCTCGATGGCGCGCAAGAACGGAAAAACGGCGTTGATCGCCGCGATCGTGCTCGCGCATCTCATCGGTCCGGAAGCGACGGTGCATGGCGAGATCTATTCGGCTGCCAACGATCGCGACCAGGCGGGCATCGTGTTCAAGTTCGCGAAGCAGATCGTCGACCTCGAGCCCGATCTCGCGGCCGAGCTCGAGGTGGTGCCATCGACCAAGACGATGATCGCACGGCGTACCGGATCGGTGTATCGCGCCATCAGCGCGGAGGCCGGCACGAAGCATGGCTATCTGCCGAGCGTGGTGATCTACGACGAGTTGGCGCAGGCAAAAAACCGCGATTTGTATGATGTGCTCGATACGAGCTTTGGTGCGCGCGAGGAACCGCTGTTCATTGCGATCAGCACGCAGTCGAATGATCCGGAGCATGTGCTCTCGAAGCTGATCGACGACGGCTTGAGCGGCGTCGATCCTGCCATCGTGTGCCATCTGTACGCTGCGGACGAGGACTGCGATCTGGCGGACGAGGCGCAGTGGCGCAAGGCAAACCCGGCGCTCGATAAGTTTCGCGACTACGAAGACCTCGCGACCGCGATCCGCAAGGCGATCCGCATGCCGGCGGAGGAGCCGAAGGTTCGAAACCTTTTCCTCAATCAGCGGGTCGCGCCGGTCGCGTCGCTGATCAGCCGCGCCGAATGGATGGCGTGCATTGGCGAGCCGCGCATCAGGGACGGCGAGGAGGTCTATCTCGCGCTCGACCTGTCGAACACGGTCGACCTGACGGCGCTGATGGTCGGCTCGATCGATGATCCGTGCCGCGTCGAGCCGCACTTCTGGAAGCCGAGCGAGACACTGACCGAGCATTCTGGTCGAGATTTCGGTTCGGGATCGCATCGTTACAGGGAATGGGCGGAAACCGGCAACCTGCATCTCAGTCCCGGCAAGACGATCGATCCCGAAACTATCGCGCGCTTCATCGCCGAGTTGACGCGCCGCTACAAGGTCCGCGGCATGGCTTACGACCGCTGGCGGATCAATGACCTGTTGCGCGAGTTCGATCGCGTCGGCTTGCAGGCCTACGAGGATGGCGACAAGGGCGGCGACGGTTTGCGGCTGATCCCGTGGGGCCAGGGCTTCAAGGACATGGGACCGGCGATCGACGCGCTCGAGCTCGCCGTGATGGAGCGCAAGCTCGTCCATCCGGGCAATCCGATTTTGAATTGGAACATGGCAAACGCCGTCACGGTGCTGGACCCGGCCGGCAACCGAAAGCTCGACAAGGACAAGTCGCGGTTTCGCATCGACGGCGCGGTGGCGCTGGCAATGCTGATGGGATTGCGGGCACGCGATCGCCAGGCGAAGCCGATCGACGTTGAGGCGCTGATTGGGTAGGGAGCGTAAAATGGCAGGCAGCATCGGCGCCGAGCGCGTGCGCGAGAGTTTCTTTCCGAGCCAAGACAACATGGTCGACACGATCAACCGCTACACGGCGGATCTGATCGACTTGTGCGAGGGCCTAAAGCACCTCGACCCGCGGTTGGCCGCGCTGGCGCAGACCGCGTACGAAGAAGCTGCCATGTGGGCCGTCAAGGCCGCCACGACAGAACCGAAAGCGTAACCGGCAATGCCCATCGTCACCGTTACTGCAACGATCCCCGCCGCCGGCTCGATAACTCCCGCTGCCACCGTGACCGGCCCTATTATCGGGATCATCATGCCGCCCACCTGGACGCCCGCGGTGGTGACGGTGCAGGGATCATCGGACGGCACAACGTTTTATGATTTGTACGATGGCATGACGGCGCGCGAGCTCATTTTCAATTTCAAGGCGAACGCGATCATAGCGATTGCGCCGACGCGCTTGGTTTGCTGCAAGGCGATCAAGCTGCGCTCGGGCACCGGTGCGAAGCCAGTGACACAGCCGGTGGCCTGCCAGTTCGGGGTCATCGTCCAAGGTCCATGACCTCTCTGTTTGCCGCGGCGAAGTCCTGGCATCATTTCTATACCAGCCGATATTGGCTGAGCCGCCGACGCCTTCAGTTACGAGAGCGCCCGCTCTGTAAATTCTGCGCCGATCGCGGTGCTGTTACCCGCGCGACTGTGGTCGATCACGTCAAGCCACATCGCGGCGATTGGAACAAGTTCGTGCTCGGCGAGCTGCAATCGCTGTGCGCGAGCTGTCACGACAGGCAAAAGCGTTTCATCGAAACCCGCGGCCACAGCATCGAGGTCGGCGACGACGGCTGGCCGATAGACCCGAACCATCCGGCAAACAGGAGTTAAGCCATGGCGCTTGCAATCGTGGATGGGCCTACCATCAAGGCCGGCGAGTCGCTTTCCGATGGCGCCGATTGCTCGGGCGGGACCATCGTGCGGATCACGGTGCCGCAAGAGTTCACGCCGGCGAATCTGACGTTTCAGGTGTCGAGCAACGGCGACCTCTACAACGATTTGTTTGCGCCGGACGGCACCGAGATCACAGTCTCGGCTAAGCCGAGCACCGGCATTGTGATTGGCGAGCGTTGGACGAAGTCGATCGCCTTCGTAAAATTCCGCTCGGGATCGCGCAGCCATCCGGTCGCGCAGCGCGAGGACTGCAAATTCGCGATTGCGGTCGAGACCGCATAGGTGAGGAGGTCCGCCATGGGTATGCGCCGCCGTCAGGGCGATCTCTATCCCGCGCTCGATGAATCCTACGTCGATTTCATGAGCCGCTGCGGCGAGGAGCTCGGCGACCAGGATGTCTGCCAATTGATCTGGGAGGACGCCTGGGACGAGGACAAGGGCGCTGCAAAGGACGTCTGCTACAAGACGCACGCGGGCCAGAACAACGGGCTCGAGTTCGTGCTGTCGGACGAAACGCCCGACCGCATGGACGACGTCATCATGGCGAACGCTTGGGATCTGTCGGCGTTCCAGAAAAACCCGATTGCCCTGTTCAACCACAACAGCAACGCGCCGATCGGCAAATGGACTGGCGTTCGCGTCGTGGACAAGCAGTTGCGTGGTCACCTCGAGCTCGCGCCGGCCGGCACCAGCGATCGCATCGACGAAATCCGCAAGCTGATCGACGCCGGCATCCTGCGCGCCGTCAGCGTTGGCTTTCGTCCCAAGGAATCCAGGCCGCGGCCGGAATCCGATTACGGCATGTTCTTCACCAAGGCCGAGTTGGTCGAGACCAGCCTGGTCTCGGTGCCGGCGAATCCGAATGCGCTGGCCATCGCCAAGTCACTCAAGATTTCGCCCACGACCATCGATCTCGTTTTCGCCGGGAAAGGCAAAGGACGCGGGATCGCACGGCGCGGGCTCACCGGCGGGCAAGCCGATACGCGATCACAATCAAGAAAGGGCACGACAATGACGTCGTTTGCTCAACGGATCACTGCTTGCGAGCAGCGCCTGAATGCGCTTCGCGACCAGCTTCAGGACCATTACGACAAGCTCGACGACAGCAACGTGAGCGACACGCAGCTCGGGGTTTCCGACGAGATCAACCAGAAGATCAGGCAGGAAGAGCGCGCGCTCGCCTCGTTGCGCGAATCGGAGCGCAATCTCGGCGCCGAATCCGATGGCGGCCATTCGTCGGGGAGGTCGCTGGCTCTGCATCAGGCGCCCGCCGTTCCCGTGCCGCAGAGAGACAAGGCCACGCCGCGGCCCTTCAGCCTTGCGCCGGCCAAAAAGCTCGACCCGCTCGATCTGCTCGTGCGGATGGGCGTCGTGCAATTGTTTGCGCACCGACAACGCAAGCCGCTCGACCAGGTTTTGCGCGAAATCTACTGCGACGACGAACTACACAAGGCGGCGCTCGCCTGGCATATGCGCGCCGCCAGCGCGGTCGCGCAGACTGCCGTCACCGGATGGGCGGCGGAACTGGCGCAAACGACCTATACGGCGTTCATGGACGCGCTCTATCCGCAGTCGATCTTTCCACGATTGTCGGCCCTGGGCTTGTCGCTGTCCTTCGGACCCTACGGCAAGATCGTGATCCCGACGCGGGCGAACACGCCGACCATCGCCGGATCGTTCGTCGGTGAAGGACTTCCGATCCCGGTTCGTCAAGGCTTGTTCACCTCGCAAACCCTGACGCCGAAGAAAATGGCCGTGATAACCACTTTTACCCAAGAGTTGGAGGACCATTCCCAGCCGGCGATCGAGGGCCTGCTGCGCGACGCAGTGCAGATGGACACAGCAATCGCGCTCGATAGCGTCCTGATCGACGCCAATGCGGCGACGACGGTGCGGCCTGCCGGAATTTTGAACTCCGTCAGCGGACTGACGCCAACGGCCGGCGGCGGCTTCACGGCGTTGACCGGCGACATCAAGCAGCTCACCGGCGCGCTGCTGACGGGAACCAAGGGCAATGTCCGTGCTCCGGCGTGGCTCATGAATCCGCAACAGGTCAACAGTATCGGCCTCACCGCAGCGCCGGGCGCAGGCGTTTTCCCGTTCCGCGACGAGATCAGCCAAAAGCGATTGAGCGGATGGCCGGTGATCGACTCCGGTTCTGTGCCGGTCGGCACGGTGATCGTGATCGACGCCGCGGACTTTGTCTCGGTCGGTGGCGAGGCTCCGCGGTTCGAAATCAGCGACCAGGCTACGCTGCATATGGAAGACACCACGCCGCTCGACATCGGCACGCCCGGCAGCCCGGCGACGGTCGCGGCTCCGGTCAAATCGATGTTCCAGACAAATAGCTACGCGCTGCGGCTGCTATTGCCAATAAATTGGACGGTTCGGCGCACCGGTGTCGTCGCATGGGCCGCCGGCGTTACCTGGTAACCCAAAAAAGTTGACGGCCGACACCCTGAAAGTATCGACCGTCAACACCGTGCCGTGCCCTGCCTTGCCCTGCGCCGCCATGCCAAACCTGGCCACGCCGTGCCAGAACGGGGCTATTTCAAACTCAAAAATGGAGAAAGTAAATGGCCGACGACACGACTAAAAAGCGTCTCGCCGACGAGCGGGCCGCGCGCGAGAAAAGCCAAGCCGAGCATCGCGAGGCAACGGCCAAAACCAAGCCGACACCGACGCAGGAGGAAAACGACCTCGCTGCCTCGGGCGAGCATGTTATCGAGCACGAGCACGACGGCTCGCCGGTTGAAGGCGAGCCGCACGTCAAGCGGCAGGCCGAGGCAAACAAGCCGGCAGCAGGCCGAGGCGATTATTCGACCAGGGCCATGGAGCAGCCCAAGTCGATGGCGCACGAGAACGAGCCAAAAGCAAAGCCGTGAATGAGCGCGACCGGGTGGTTGTCACGCATCGCGAAGCTGATGCGCAAGGGCGAGGGCGACTTTCGCCCTGGCCCATACTACCTGCCGGTGACGGGCGGCTGGCTGCCGGATGGCGCCGGCTGGAATTGGTGGCAGCAGGGCTACGATCCGGTCTCGGCGCCGCGCTCCGCAATGGTCGAGGCCTGCATTTCCGCGTATGCCCAAACCATCGCCATGCTGCCCGGCAGTCATTGGCGACTGAACGGCAAGGGCGGGCGCGATCGTGTCAGCAATTCGGCGCTCGCCCGCCTGCTGCGCTATCCGAACGATTATCAATCGATCAGCGACTTTATGCTGAATGCGGCGCGGTCGCTTTATCTGTCCGGCAACACCTATGCGCTCGGGCTTCGCAACGATCGCTTCGAGATCGACGAGCTGCATTTGATGGATTCGATGACCTCCCATCCGCGGCTCGCGAGCAATGGGGAGATTTTCTATCAGCTCTATGGCAACGATATCATTCAGCGGCGCCTCGGCGCCGAGGCGCTGCTCGTGCCGCAGCGCGATGTCCTGCACATCAAGCTGCATACGGTGCGCCACCGCATGCCGGTTCCGCTTGTTGGCGAATCGCCGATCGTCGCCGCATACAGCGACATCGGCGTGACTTCGGCGATTACGCGCCAGCAATATTCCTACTATATGAACGAAGCCCGTCCGAGCGCGGTGCTCACCACCGACCTCACGATGGACAAGGACCAGCTTCAGGCGCTGCGAGACCGCTGGAACGAGCAGGCCAAGGGCCTCCACCAGGGCGGTACGCCGATTCTCACTTCAGGCCTCAAGGTCCAGCCATGGACGTCGGCCGGCAAGGAGGCAGCGACCGCCGAGATATTGAAGCTGTCGAACGAGAACATCGCACTCGCTTACCGCATTCCGTTGCAGATCCTCGGCCTCGGCGGCTCGACATTCTCGTCGACCGAGGCGCTGATGCAGAGCTGGCGCTCGTCCGGTCTCGGCTTCGCGCTCAATCATATCGAGGAAGCGATCGGAAACCTGTTCCAGCTCAAGGGCGTGCCGGACGAATACGTCGAGTTCGATACCGGCGAGCTTTTGCGCTCGGCGCAGAAAGATCGCATCGAGAGCCTGGCCCGCGGCGTCCAGGGCGGCATCTTCGCGCCGAACGAAGCGCGCAATAGCGAAGGGCTCGACAGCGTCGAATTCGGCGACGAGCCCAGATGCCAGCAACAAGTGGTTCCACTATCTGCCGCTGCTGGTATTCCATCAGCACCGCCAGCGCCGGGCCCTCCTTCGGCGCCGGCAGCGCCAGTCGATAAACCAAATGCAAAGAGTTTCACGATGCCGGTAAAGAGATCGGAGGGCGATATAATCATATCGCGTGCCGCCCGCTTTATGTGATAAAATGCGCGACGGAGTTGATGCGCAAACATCAACTCCGTCACTTGACACGCAACCTTTAGGAGGGTTGAGGCTGCCATGCCCAGGATCATTGATATCACGGGTCAGACGTTCAATCGACTGACCGTCAGCCACGCTGATGGCCGCAACAACGATGGCAAGATACACTGGCGGTGTCACTGCGTTTGCGGCAACGAGACATTGGCGACAGCATATCAATTAAAATCGGGCCACAAAAAATCTTGCGGATGTTGGAGGGTTGAGAACGGTGCCATCGTCTCTACAAGACATGGGGGCGCCAAGCGCACGCAAATAACACGGCTGTATAGAATTTGGGGCGGAATGTTGAACCGATGCAGCAATCCTAGCAATCAAGCATTTCCCCGTTACGGAGGTCGCGGCATTTCTGTTTGCGATGATTGGCATTCATTTCCAGCATTTCGCAATTGGGCAGAGGCAAATGGATATCGCGACGATCTGGCAATCGACCGCATCGACAATGACGGCAACTACGAGCCGAGCAATTGTCGATGGGCGACATATAAAGAACAGGGACGCAATCAGCCGCAGAATCGCGCGGTCATTCGCTCCGACGGAAGACGCTTCGCTTATGTAGCGGACGCCGCGCAGGCGACCGGAACGACGACATCGCAGATCGCAAGCGCAATCAGGCGTAATGGGACTTCTGGAGGTTTCGGTTGGCGGTACGATGAACAACAACGGCAACGATCTGCTGGAAGCGCCAGCCGCGCCTGAGGCTGAAGCTCTCCTCGAAGGATGGCGCGACGCGCTCGGTCACGCACTCGCGCAAGAACGCAAACAGTGGCAGCGCGACCGCGAGTTAAACCAAAGTCAGGCGTCGGCCACGATTGCGGAATCGCGGTTGGAATTTCTGAGATTGACGGCAGAGCTAACTCAGCGTGTCGAAACGTGCATCGCCAAGCTCACCAACGGCGCCGACGGTGCGCCAGGACCGGCAGGACCGGCAGGTGAGCGTGGCGAGGCGGGCCCGCAGGGCGAAAAGGGCGTCGTCGGTGAGCGTGGCGAACTCGGAGCCATGGGGCCTGCGGGGCCCGCTGGTGCGCCCGGCGAAAAGGGCGACCAAGGGCCGCCCGGCGCCATCGGGCCTGTGGGCGAGCCCGGCAGTGCCGGGGAACCGGGCCCTGCGGGCAAGGATGGCATCCCGGGCCGCGATGGGGCGCCGGGCACGATCGAGGCGGCATTACCGTACCGCGACGGCGAGGTGCATTACCGCGGGCAGATCGTATTGGCCGGCGGCTCGACCTGGCAGGCGCGTGCCGATACCGCCAGGGCGCCGCCCCATGAGGACTGGGCGTGCCTCGCAGCGGCTGGCCGCGATGCTGCGATGCCAACGGTGCGCGGCACCTTCGCCGAAGGCGAAATCTATGCGGCGTTCGACATCGTCGCGCTCGGTGGGTCGAGTTTCATTGCCCGCCAGGATGCCCCAGGACCGTGCCCGGGGCCCGCCTGGCAACTTATCGCCTCGGCGGGCAAGCCGGGCAAGCCCGGCCCGAAGGGCGACCACGGGGCTCCTGGCGCGCGTGGCGAGCGTGGCGAGCGCGGAATGGCGGCGCCGACCATCGTCGGCTGGCGTATCGATCGCGAGGCCTATACGGCGCAGCCGGTCATGTCCGACAACAGCGAGGCGCCGGCGCTTGAGCTGCGCGCCTTGTTCGAGCAGTTCCACGAGGGGCGGTGATGGCCGACGTTTGGGTCAAGGTGCTGGCGCCGGCCGACAGCTATGCGCTGGTCACGCTGGACGAGATCAAAAGCATCCTCGGCCTGCCGCCGAGCGATACCGGCGAAGACACGCAGTTGCACATGTGGATCGACCAATACAGCGACGTCATCGCGACGATGTGCCAGCGCGTGTTCGCCTACGAGCAGGTCGCCGAGACGTGGCGCGGCGACTCGATGCCGTTCGACAGTCCGCGCCTCTTCCTGACGCACTATCCGGTCGCCGATGCCGACATCGTCTCGGTGGAATCGCCGCGCGGCAACATCCTCGACCCGGCGAGTTACGAGATCGAGAACCTGTCCG